ATGACATTTTTTACCTCCTTTATTAAATCGTAAGTTCTCATTAAAGATATAATGTATTTATCTTTGATATTATTTTCTAAGTTTATATTACTTATTTGAGTACTTACTTCTTGTAATTTTATTTTAACTATCGGATCGGCAATCTTTTTTGACAACTTATTTAATACAACAGTTGATTTTGAGATTTCGGACGAAAGATAATCTTTTAGTTTTGTAGTATTAGAAATATTATTAATATATTCCTTAAGAAGATTTCTTTGCTTAACACCTAGATTATCTCCCCATTTTTCATTAAATTTTTCTATTAGTATTTTATAAGAAAGTAATCTAATATCTTTATCTTGTTCTTGATATATAGAATGGGATTCTTTTAATTGCTTTTTCTTTCCAGTAATTCCTTCTACTATGTTATATCTAAATTTAATAAGTTTTGATGGAGTCGATCCTTCCAACAACATAAATATAGAAGCGTTCGAAGTATAATTGTTGATTCTTTGAGAAAAGAAACTCTCTAGATTATATCGCTTCTTTATTTCTTTTATTAAATTATATTTTTGTTTTTTAATAGTCGATTTACTTAACTTAGTATGTTCTTTTAACACAGCGTCGATAAACGCATTTGCCTTAGACTCTGATTTAAATTTTTGATTTTGAAGTGTTTGATACAATCCTAATTCTTTTTTTAGTGAAGTATTTTTTTGAAAGAACTCTCTCAACACGTCTACGGCCGGAGAGTTATCCATACCACTTAATGTATCGCTGGTTACTTGTCTTACTAGTAATTCAAATAATATTCCTGTGTTCTTATATTTAGAATGTTTTGTCATCTTTCTTTATCGTCTATTTATTATATAAATATAAATAAGTTATACTATTACTTATCATCAATTATATTATTTTCGTTTAGCAAAGAACTTTCTTTTGGTACTCTTTGATTAAACATTGATTTAATTGTTTGTATTCTTTCGTTCCTCGACATTCCTCCAACTGCTTTTCTTTCTTTTTTGCCTGTTGGATCTGGGATATTACTTTCTGATTTTTTTTCTTCACCTTTTTCTTCTTCACCGTCAGCATGTTCTCCATCACCTGAATAATCTGCATTATCTTCGCTGCCCCAGAAATCAGTAGCTGATGGAGTATTCTTTTCTGGATTTAAAGTAGCCAATGTATGTGGAGTACCAAGGGCTTCACCTGAATCTTTAGGATCGTTTCCTTCGATACCAATTTGAGCTCTTCTAAATTTCTCCTTAGTATCTAATACGACTCTTGCTTTTTCTTTTTTCATATCGTCTTCGTTAAGTTTAAATACATTTTCATATATCCAATCTTCGGACATCATTTCCAAATCTTTCATTGAAGAAGCTAATGTGATTTTTGTGTCCCACAATTCCATTTTCTCTTGTTCTGCAATTGTTGATGCCGGAGATAATTCAAGTTCAAAGTCTAGCATATCTTGGTCTTCGAATCCTTGAGAGTATAAGTGTACCATTGCTATCTTTGTTAATTCAGAAACGAAGATTCTTTGTATTCTTTCTATTGTTCTTGCAAATCTAATGTCTTGTGCAGCTAATGTGGATTTTGCATTTAAGTCATCTTCATAACCCATAAACGCTTTAGGTATTTTTAATGCTGCAAACATTCTATTCTTTAAGTATTCTACATCATCGATACCTCCAAAGTCCATTCCACTTAAAGAATCTATTTCTGTACCAGATTGTCCACCACGAACAGGAAGATAAACGTCTTCCATCATGTTTTGCATATTAAATTTAAGATTATAATTACCAGTATTCGGGTCGATATATGGAGTCTTTTTCATTGACTGCATTACCCTTTGCATATAAGCATCTACCTCGTTCGGTGGAATATTACCTATATCTATTTTGTATATACGTTTTTCAGGAGCTCTCATAATTCTATGAATCATCATCGCATCTTCCATAAGAGTTAATTGTTTCCAAGTTTTTCTTGCAGGTTCTACCATTGATTTACCATAAGGCAAGAAGTTCATATCATTAAGTAATCTAAAGTGAGCAACTTCATAGTTTTGATATGTACTATTGTTTTTCATACCAACGGAAGATTGACCACCCATAGACATATCGTGAACAAACTTAACTAATTCTGGATTTTGAGGGTCTAACCCTTCTTCTCTAAACATTTCATAAGACGAAAGTGGAGTAACGTTTGTAATACCTACTTTTTCTGTAATATCTAGTTTAAGATACATATCTCCATATTTACACATATTACGAACCCACGGCCATGCGTTGAATTCAATATTTAATATGTCATAAAATAAATTTTGTAATACCTTTTCAATTTCTTCATTATCCGAAGAAATCTTTAATACGTCTCCTAACTCGTTTTTCAACGTAGATTCGTCGGCATATATGTCAAGTGCTGCAGATATAATTGAATCTTCGTCCATGATTTCATAGTCGGTATACAATTGAACTCTCATTGTATGAAAATTCGTTTGTTGATTATATCCTGTGTTTTGGGTTGATTGATATAACCTAGAATATCTGTCTATCAATCTGTTGGTTGCTAACTTTGTGTTTGCTTGTACTTTGTTTATGTCTGCTACTTTTAATCCTTCTTCCGATCTCCTAACTATTGTTCCGCTAGAAAATATCGTTTGTAATCTTCCAAAAAATGTTTTTGATGATGCCATTTAATTTCTCTTTTATAATAACCAGGTGAGATCTTCTTGCTCACCATTTCCAATATCCTGTTTCCACGGATTGTCTTCGTATACTTGTTTTCCGTTATACGCAGCAGCATTAGTATTCGCTGTGCCCATAGTACCAAGTGCTCTTTTATCTAATGCTAGACCTGCACTGTGTAACTTCAGTGCCGTGTCTCTGACATATAGACCAATTGATAAAGACATAATTAAATCGTCGTTATATCCGTTTTGATGGTCTGCTCTATTTCCCTTCCATATCCAAACGAACATTTCTTCGATCAATCTTTTCGATCTTACGATACATGCCTTTTCTCTAGTATAAGTATCTAGTTTTGCTACCAAAAGTGGTCTGGTTCTAGCGGAGGTCGTAAAACCTGGAGTCGCTTTATCTTTGCCTTGTACATCATAACCTTTACCTAAATGTACTTCAGGGTCTATTACGCCGTCGTGTCTATATGTATAATATAGATTTCTATAGTATCTATCTATTACTTGTTGTAGAACCGCCCAACCTATATTCGCATTCTCAATTACCAGTAAAGCTTCGTTATATTCTGTTGCTAAATTTACCAATAGATTTCCATATTCTTTTGTGTGAATATGACCTTTGAATTCTGCGATTTGTTCCATAGTATCGACTTCGATTACATGACAGGCCGAATAATCTTTACCATCACCTCTCGCAACATCGGCAGAAACTATATATCTTTTTCCTTCTTCGGGATATTTCCATATCCATAATTCTTTTTTAGCTCCTCGTTGTTCTATAGGTTCTTTGACTGTATTATCTGCCATCCACTGAATAAGCTCACCTGCAACCACAGTATTACCGGAGGAAACAAAATCACAATCACATTCTTGAGCAGCCATTTTTTCACCTAGCAAACTATTTTGTTTATCTCTCCATTTTTGGTCTTTGTCCGGATGTTGAGTCCAATGTAACATAATAGGATTCCAATCTGAATCTGTTGTTTCTGCAGTTACCCATGTTTTGTGAAACCAATTACCGGTTCCGTTTGGCGTAGATAATGCAATACAACGACCTCCTGTCGATAATGTTTGTTGAGCAGATGTCCAAACTTCGTCTGCATTGTTTATAAAAGCAGCTTCGTCTACTACTAACAGAGATAGCGCTTCGGATCTTGCTGCATCCGGTGAGCTTGATGCTGCTTTAATTTGAGAACCATTTGCATATCTAAGCGATAATCTATTGTCTTCTTCTTTTTTCATTTTCAACCAAGACGGTAATAGATCGTTCATTACTCTAACTTTTGTAATAAGATTTTTTGCAGTATTTTGAGTAGTGGCGATTACCAATACATTGAAGTCTTCTTGAAATACCATTGCCCACAACGAATATCCTGCAGTCAATGTAGATATACCCATTTGTCTGGATTTTAGAATAACATTATAGCGATTATCTTTTATTTGTTCGAGTGCGTCTTCTTGAAAATCATATAGTTCAAATTTTATTTTACCCCTCATCGGATGTTGTATATAACAATACTTGCGCATGAAATATACAGGGTCTTTAGAACACAGTAAGTATTCTTCAGCTAAAGCTTTTTTTAATGTTTTCTTGTTCATCTATATATAAATATAGATTATCTGGGAAGGGCGTAGTCTATTGAGTGTATTAATAATATTGTAGACGTTACTCCTAATATGAATCCGAATGGACGTTTATTCCACCACTTTTCCGATAACCTTAATTTTTTTTCGTATAACTTTGTTTGTTCTTTATATAAACTTATTTGTACTGATTTAAAAGATAGCAACATTGAATCTTGTTTTGCTAATGATTCGTAATTGGCTATTTGTTCGTTTTGTTGTTCTATTAAAATGTTGTTAATAGAATCTTGTTCTATCAACGTATCCATCACCGAGATGATTTCGTCTATTTCCGACTGAGGAATATGTAACGTGTCCTGAGCCATAGAATTAAACGACGTGAGTAAGATGAGTATAACTATTAATTGTTTCATTGACTTAAGCGCTTTTGAAATCACCATTCTTTTCTGCTTTATTATACATTTTAATTTGCTTCTCGATATCTCTCATATTTTTCACTGGTTTGCCATACCATTCTCCAGAATTATAAGGTCCTGTTCCAAATTCTATTGTAATATCGCCTGACCATCCATCAACGTTAATTTCAGATTTACCTTTTGCTACATCCTTATGGTAAAATAAAATAGAGCCATCACCAATATCGCTATACATTTCAGTTTTTCTATCCTTCTCGATTTCTTTATAAAGTTTTTCTCCATCTAAGCTTTCGTTTAAATGTTTGTCTTGCCATTCTTTGATGTTGAATTTTTCCATTTTATTTCTCTTTCTTATATTTCGCTTTAAAAGCTTTTGCCTTTTTAGTAACAGATTTAGTTGGCTTCTTTTTTGTTGTAGTTTTTTTGATTTTCTTCTTAGTAGCTTTGACTTTTTTCTTTGTAGCTTTTTTGTCTTTCGCTAGATCGGTAATATTTTTTTCAACATTATCGATGTCTTTCTTATTAGAATCGATTTCTTTATCTATCTCAACAGCTCTATTAGATTTTTTAAATATCAATAGCGCGAATGTTACAAACGCCCCAATTGCTGCCAGTATTTTCCAAATTTTCTTTTTCATAACTTATTCTTTTTTCTTTTTAGTATAACTTCTTTCTTTTATCTTTTTGTTTGCTAAGTCCCTTTGTTTACATAACCAATTTTTTATTTGATATCGTTCGTGTATCATTCCATATACCAAACCACCTAAAAACATAGATACTAGTACGCAAAATATATGGGAACTACAAATTTCATTCATTTTAAAAAAACAATATTTTAATTAATAAACCAACTAAAGCGGAGTATAATACCCACAATGCTTTAGACACAGTTCGCTTCCATTCCAATAAATTTGAAAATTGAACGACTTTATTATCGTAAAAAGGTATCTTCTCCTCTCGCTCTTCGCGCCACTCTGTATTTTTATTTACTCTAACGATTATACCAGTTTCTGGATTAAGTATTGTTTTCTTAATCTCTTTCATATCTTTCTGTATTGATTCAACTGTTTTTTCAATGTTAACGATATTGCCATTTGGTAAATCTGCCTTCAACCGTTTTACTTCTGCTATTAACCCTTCGATCATTTCCTTTTGCGTAGCCATTTAGTCTTCCTTATTAGATAAAGTGTTAGTTAATTTCTCTCTCTCTTGTTGAATATAAATATCAAATTCCTCTATTAAAACTTCGTCGGATTTACCACCACTCCAATCTTCGATGTCGCCAGATTCTGTGATTTGTTTCTTTGCTTTTCTTGTTTTCAACCAATCTTTAAACTCTTCTTTAGATTTATATAACCACTTTTCAAAGTTTATAGATATTTGCTGGTCTTTCCAAGCCTCATATGTACCCGCATCTCTCATGTCTTGTTCTGCGTTTGTCTGACAAAATAAACAATGTTTAAATCTACGATACATAAACTTGTGTTGTTGCTTATTCATTTTAGCATCGCATTTAGGACAGTGAGTAGGTATTCTAGCGTACTCTCTTGCTATATCTAATTTTGTAATTGTTTGTTTGATTCCATTCTTAATTGTCCAAGACTTTCCTCTTTCCTCCCAAACGTCTCCTTCTTTTTTACTAGAGTCACTTGCTTTTTTGTAACCGGATTGCACAGAAGTTTTAGATGTATAATCACCTGTAACTAGATTTCTCATTCTCTGTACTTTGTTTTTTGATATATTCTTTTTCATATTACTCCATAACCTTTTTTGCAATTTCAATCCACTTGTTGGCAATAGGATTGTCGATCGCTTTATTTAAAAACTTCATTACGTGGGATTTTGCTCCTCTCGGTAATTCACCGGGTTTAGTTTTTTCTGTAGATATAACTTTAATATTACCACCGAATAAACTCTTATATGCTTTCTTGTTATTTTGAACTCCTTTCCACGCACGTTTAACAACTTTATCGTGTAGTCTCCTATCGTTTCTGTCTTGATTTCTTTGTATTGCAGTTTTCATTGTAGTATCTACAAATATCATATAGCAATCATAACCTAAATCTTCTAACATCTTTTTCTTAGCCGCTATAGGATTATATGAACCACCTGTACCGTCTATTATAATTCCAAGTTTTCCTTTCAAATAAAAGTCCATTTGTTTTTGGGCTATCATTCTTGCCTTATACATTAGTTTACCTGCCATAGAATTTTGTTCTTTGGTAAACGTTTCGGCATCTACTGGGATTTTATGTTTCTTTTTTAAATATTCGAATGCAATATCTAAGTTGACTACTTTCAATCCCGTTGATGTCAACGATCTAACTTGGGATTCGTCTGGATTGTTGAAGATGGTATTTACCACACTTGATTTTCCAGAACCTGGTCCGCCTGCTAAAAATATTGCTTTAAAGATATGTTTATCTTCTACACCTTCTAACAATAAACCTTCCTTCATTAATTCCCCATCTTTCTTAGGTTTAGTTGGTTCTGTGTTCGATTGCGGAGCTGATATTTCTACACCTAAATAATTTACAAATTCATATCCTACTCTAGTTGCAATATATTTAGACCAACTTGCCCATCTTTCGAAAGCATCCCTGCCTTTTTTATCTTTAAGTAGATTTGTACCACCTTGTTTACCAGGTACGCCTGACGGGAAATATGATACAGCCGCAGTTGGACCTCCGCTCATGTCTTTCTTAAATTCTGTTTTGTGATCGAAAAACTCTTCGTCCCCTGAAATATAATTTAATACTTGCATTCCAGGATTTATATGTTTTTCTAATTGTTTACCAAATTTCTTCCACGATGCTTGATTGCCCCAATATCCTCTCGGTCCATCGTCAACCGAACTTCCTCCATTGGAGGTAGCGTTTTCTTTTAGTAATTTAGGTATATCTAAGTAATGACAGAATCCCTCCATTATTTCGTGTAATTTTTCAAGCTTATTTACTATTAGGTCGTAATTTTTAGTATTACCGAATATCCCTTTAAATAGTTTTACTTTATCTTGTTGTTCTAATGATTTATCGCCAAGTGCTTTTCTGATTGCTGTACCACTCATCTCTCCAAAACCTGGTACGCTCAAACTAACGTGAGGTGCTGTTATTATGTATGCTCCTTCCTTATATCCTAAATCTGCAGAGCCATTCCATTTATGAAAAAACTTACTATGAGAAAGTCTATTCTCGTCTTTTGCTCCCACCATAAATACAACTGCTGTAGATTCTGCATCGTATTTACTTAACATTTCTGTAACCGAATATGGGTTTGTTACTTTAACTAACTTCGTAATTCCCAATCCATTTATTATCTTTTTCTTTTCGTTGAAATCAAATGGAGAATTAGGTAACGATACTTTCCCCGATGTAGTTACATAAGTATCTTTAAATTGTTTTTTCAACCAATTGTATGATTTGACGTGATGAGCACTCATAGGCTGGAATCTACCCGGATAAATAGCAACAACATGCTTTATCTTAGTTTCTTCCAATAATTGTTTAGATAGCCATTTTCCTAAACTCATTATTTCTTTCTCAACTCAAGTTCTTTTTTTATCCATGCTTTTGCTATATGATTTTTTATAGGTTTGCGGATAAAATGATTTGCTGCAGATTTAACTTCGTCTGGAAAATCTTTTTGATCTGAATTATCTACAACTAACAATTTACTTCTTCCAAATAACGATTGAAACTTACCTAAATTATTTTGTACTTCGGACCAAAATTGTTTTACCATCTTTTCTGGTACAACTCTTTCTCTTTTTTGATTTCTTTCTAACGCTACCTCCAACGAAGTATTTACAAACACCATATAACAATCGTATCCAAGTGATGTTAACATCTTGTGTTTCTTTTCTACTTTTGCATAATTTTTACCAGTACCATCTATTAACATTCCTAATTTACCGTTGATATATTCCATCATTCTAGAAGCAGTAACTCTCTTTGCTTTGTCTCTGAGTTCTTGTGCTTTTGCATAATCTTCCGGTCCCATCTTTTCCATATCTGCTCCTAAGCCTGCTTGTTTTAGATATGCTTCAAAAGCTGAATCAGAGTTTATACCTTTAAGTCCATCTGCAGAAACAAATGGCATTTTAGTTGGAATACCAAATAAATTTGATGCAGTGTAGGATTTCCCAGAACCAGGACCACCTGCAGTAAAAACTGCTTTGAAAATACCTGGATCGTATACGCCTTCGTTTAGTTTACTGTTTTCTATAAGGCTTCTTCGCCACGCTCTATCGTTGAAAGTAGACATGTTTATTCTCCTGTTAATGCTGATTTTATGGTGTTTATTTCTTTTGTAAGCTCGTTGACCTTGTCTATTAATAATCTAATTAGATATTGATCGTCACAGTCTGCGGACAATTCAACATCAGTCTTGCCTAATTCTAAATATTGTTTTGCATTGTCTGGTAGCTTGTTTTTATCTATTTCTGTTGCCATAATATTATCCTATTTTTTTGATTATAATTGTCGAAGGATTCATTCCTACGCCACCTTCGTCGGCTGCCATATTGACTGTACCAGTTGCTCCCCAACTAGCTTTATATTTTGATGTTAAAAAAACTTTATCGCCTGCCAGTAGTTCTGCAACTGTTGATGCTGCAGAAGTCGAAGAGTTCGCAGAACTAGCCCACCTTGCATATCCACTATTTGCTGTGCAGGGCAAATAAGTATGAACACCGCTAGATACTTTTTTAGGTTTTATATGTGGTTGGGTTCTAACGGCAGAAGTTGTATACACTAAATTAAAATAGATTTCGTATCTTCCATCTTGAGTTACTTCTATGTAGTGAGGATTAGTACCTGTATCGTGAGTAAAATAATCTGAATCATATATATCTTGGACGTCCCACTCAATGTTTGTATTTGAACCGTCGTTTATATCCGTTGTTGTATCTGTGGTACGCAATTGAATCATTGGTATTTTAGCAATGACATAATTCGATTGAACATTTCCACTTGCACTTATATGACCTGATGCTGTTATGTCTCCTGTAAAATCTGCTGTTCCTGTATGAGTTCCATCCCATTCCGCTGTTACTCCCGTTATTCCAGCTCCACCACCTACAAATTGAGATGCTGTTACTTCTCCGAATGTAAAATCGTTGCTAACGGCTCCTGCGGTATCGCCATAATATAAACTACCACTATCGGTATTTAATGCCAGTTCGCCTTTAGTTAAAGAAGTTGGACCTGTTGATAATGTCCCGTTTTTTGTAATTATTGTTTGTGCCATATTTTTCTATTCCTTTATTATATAAATATCAAAAAGTCCCGCCATCGATTGTGTCCGAATCTGTTAAATATCCTGCAGATGAATGATCGCCGAACGAAAATGCGTTATCCCAATTTGTTATGTTCAAGTTAGAACCAATTATGTCTCCACTTGCACTTATATTACCTGATGCTGTTATATCTCCAGTTGCAATATAAATACCATTTGCAAAATATGTATTTGAAGCTCCATCTTTGGTTTGAATTCTTGGTGTTTCTACCACTTGTCCATATAAATTTCCACTTGCACTGATTGCTCCATTTGCAGTAATCCTCCCCACATCAATATCTGGCTCGTCATACA